AACAGTTCCTTTAGGAATGATTAAAACCTCTCCGTTCTCGATAGCCTCTTTATATTCAGACTTAAGCTTATTTCTTTTTGTTGTGTTATCTGTATCAACCTCTATAATTCTAACTGGCACTCTGTTTCTATGTAACACTACACGATAGTCCGCTCTTGCTTCATTAATTGCGTCTATAACCCACTTGCAAGAATCTATAACACTAACTCCATGCGTTTCGTCTGCTATTCGATCATTACATAAATGGAGCACTTGAGAAGTCTTAAGATCTCTAAATGGCTTACCTTTCTTCATCTGTTGGTATTTCTTAATAAGGCCGTTAGATCCAATTATAATTCTCATTCTCTCCGGGCTTATAGGTTTAAGATTAATTATAGTTCCTTTTTCGCTTTTTATGATCTCTGCGAAACTATCGCCAACGATCTTCTTAACTACAACCATGTTTTGTAGAATGGACTGGATACTGTCCTCTCCCCAACCGCTTATTTTATCTAGCTCGATCTTAGTTCTGTTATCTGTTGTGAACCCTTTACCAACTGTCCAAATAGCTAACAGATCAATAGCCTTCTTTAGTTCCGGGATTGTTTTATAATAGCCGAAGTTTATAGCAGCTTCCGGAAAGTCTTGCTCTATGTCTTGATTGCTTGGAGCGTCTAAAGCCTTAGCAGCGACGCTATAATCGGCCATTTTAACGTCGGTCGTTGTTGTTTGTGCTATGTCTAATTCTGCCATTTTATAAGTCTAAGTCAAAAGGTACTAAAATAGTACTCCTAGATCCTAAATCCCCCCCGTCTCCGAATGTTCTGTTAGCGGGATCTATGCCTATTCCTGTTTCTGCGTTTCCGCTGTCTTTTCTACTTTGTAGCTCCACACTTAATCTAAATTTTTCCCCTCTTTTAAATGTTTGATCTAAGTCCGGAATTAGCATTGTTATCATCTGGTGCTTTTTCCCGTCTGCCACTTTTATAGGATTTACGGTTTGACTTTGAACGGTCGAACCTATTTGCGTTTCTGTTGCGGCTGCATTTACATGATATAGCTTTATAATTAAATAATAGTATAATTGATCATCTATGGAATTTTCCCCCCACATTGCGATGTTGGTTATTACATCGCCCTTAATGTGTCTCGATGTGTTAAACTCAACATCAAAATCTAAATCAAACGCTTCCGCAAAAACTCCTGAACCCGCTGCATTATCTTCTCGCTCGTTTATAACCGAAAAAACTGCACTATTAGAAGTTAAAAAGTAACCTGTGCCTGTGCTATCTTCCTCCGTTGCTAAATAATAATTGACAATACCCTCGCCGCTTGCTATATCTTTAAAACTATAACTAGCAACGGCTTGCTCTTCGGGAGTTGGAAAGTTTTGAGGCATAACAGCCATTTAAGCCTCGCTAACAAAGGCTTGTTGGTCTTTGCCTTTCAATAGTTTAATTGCTTCAACTAAACGCGCCCATAACAGATTAAGCATGTTAAGCACTTCTTGTCTGCTAGTGTATCCACTCATGTCGTAGTTAATCGCGGCTGTTGCTGCATGACAACTAACAGCTTCTTCTAAGATCTTCTTTTTATCGTCGTTTAAACCGCTATAAGTGTCTGTGTAATTAATACGGGTTAATAGATTAACATAGCTTTCAGCTTGATTAATAAGTTGGGTATATTGTGCGCTTGTCAAAGCTGTGCTAACGTTAGCCCCGGCCTTTAGCTTAACTGCCCCGCTGTCGGCCATTGTTTCAACCATTATTGGCAAATCTCCTTAATTGGTCTGTTAAATCTTGTATTGCTTCAACTAGCGCAGCGTCTTTAGCTTCCAAATCATATTCTTTCTTATTAACCACCACTTTCTCCATGTTAAAAAGATGTGATCCATATATTTAAATCTTTGTACTGGACACACCACGCGGCTCTTATAATCCCCTCTACTATGTGTGTATAGTTCCCAAAGATCCTTAAACGCGTGGGCTGTCCGTCTTTCATCACATATTCATACTGAACACTTCTAAAGCTCTCTATTAAGTCCTCATCGTCTAAAAGCTGTATTCTGCCTTGTTCCATTAGAGCAAGAAGGTTAGAATATAGATCTTCCTTCAAAATCTTGCTTCTTCTGTCTCCATCTCGGTTTAGCACCCTTTGGGCGTTGTCAATAGCCACAACTTTCCGTTTAAGCTCGTCAATCACTAATAAATGGTCTAAAACACTCACTCCCAACGTTCCGGCTCCCGCGTCTATGAAAACCTTGCGAAAATCATATAATTTGTCTAAATCTACAATCCTTTGCTCCGTTTCTGTCGTTAGTTTCTTAGTTGTAACGATATTTTCTATTTGAATGAGCTTGTCCTTGCCAATTTTGTCTATAATCTCGAACGTTCCCTCATCTTCTCCCATTCTAGCTATGTCGCAACCCATGAAATACTCTCGATCCTTGTGGATATGTTCCCTTCTCTTTCCTGTCGCGCATTTCTTTATTATTTCGTCGCTAAAGAACCTGTGAAGGTCTTCCATGAACTCTCCTAAGAACTCTTGCGCATATTCTCGCTTGCTCATCCTTACTTTAGCTTGGGCTATTAATCTAAGCGCACCCTCTCTAGCTTGCTCTGTCCAACTAGGGCAGATCTCTCTGTTCTCAATAACTGTCTCGCTTGTAATACTGAACCTTGTATAAGAATCATAAGCTCCCTCTTTATTAATCCAGGTATTGTAGAACTCGCCCGTTGCCCCATATGGAGTAGAGAGCTTGATTCTTGATCCGCCTGTTGTTAGAAGCATAGGGGCAATAGCAGCCTCAACCTCTGCCGGCGTTCTAGCATTCTCATCCTCATAAGATCGCCCAACTGTTAAACCTCTTATTCCTAACCCACTACTACCAACCGGAAGGCAGTATATCTTAACTCCATTCTTTAGTTCAATTTTAGTTTTAGTCGGCCTGGCCTTTCCCATAACTATAAGGTTCCTATGATTGTTCATTAGATAGCTTAGAGTTTTCTCAAAAAGATTGAAGGCCTGTCGTTCTGTTGGTGCTGTCATTAGAACACATCCTTTATTAGTTGGATTAACAGCCCATTCGCTTGCGTCTATTGCACAGATCTCTGTTTTGCCAACCTGTCGCCCACAGCATAATATCTTATCTCCCTTGCATGCTATAAATTCCTTCTGCCAGGGATCTAGTTTAAACCCTATCATTGTTTAAAATGAATAAAGCGTTTGGGAATGGTGGCGCTTTTCCGTTAAATTTAACTCTCTCGTTGAATAAAAGTAAATGTGCGTTTGCCTCATGTAGTAACTTATACCATTTTGTGGAACAGTCCAATTTTAACAATAAAGCAATTTGTTTTCCTTTTTTGCTTTCCTCTATCGCTTTCTCTACCCATGGGAGAGGGTTAGAATATGGGGGGTTAACATAAGTCTTATTAGGCCATGCTAAACTTAAGCCGTCTAATATAGGCTCGGGGTTAAAAGGGCATGGATCAAACCAACCCTGGAATAAATCCATTATCCACTTGAGAGTGTGATAGCTATCCATTGTTATAAGTTATGTCGTCATGGCAGTCCGGACACAATGGCTGTAATTTAGAAGGATCGCATAGGAGTTGCTCTCGGATTTGTTCAACTATATCATCCCAATTTAGCACTCCGTCTTTATGATGAACCTCTATCTTCTGTTCTCGGCCTTTAGCTCTTGACTGCTTAACTCCACATTTGTCACAACAGTAACCTGTCGACTTTAAGGCCTCACTTCTCTCTTTGGATCTTAACCATAATTGTCGAAGATGTGAAACTATCCTGCCTTTCTTTGTTATACTAGGCATATATACGCCCCTTTTTAGTAACTTGCATATGAAATAGGGGGGGTGTCTCGTTTATATAATTTTTGTTTTTTTGTTTTTTTTAATTTAAGAAAAAGTGTGTTTGAGGGCGTAGTTGGGTTTTTTAATTTTTTTAATTTTTTAAAAATAATGTTTTGTCGGCGGCGGGACGGACTACGTGCTTATACATATATGAGGCCTTTTTGAACGTCGCTCCTTGAGCTCCGTACGGCCTCTAATAGCTATCACAGGGTCAATACGTATTCCATAGGAAATAGAGGGTGTTGGTGCGGGCAACACCTCTATTCTCCTATGGAACG